ACCTTCTGTAATTTCTTCTGGTATATTGTCGTGTTTTGTTTCAGCAAAGTCTTTAAGGTCTTTAAGTGACATACCGTCAACAAGCTCTTTAACTTTATCTCTATACGATGTGTCTACATCAGAAAGCTGCGTATCACCAGATTTAACTGCGTATGCAACTCCCATCAGACGTTGTTGTGATTTACTTTGACTAGGCATAATTTAAATTACCAAGCGTAATCAAACGACTTAATTTTTTTAATATCATCAGCAACTCTCTTAGCATAAGTTTTAGCTTCTTTTTCATAGAAACCTGATGAGTAACCATTGTCTTTTTCTTCTTTAGCTTCTTGCGTATAGCTTACGTATTTACTGTATGCATCTAAAATGTTTGACATATGATTAGAAGCATCTCTCATTCTAACGTCATTACCCTTTTTGTTTTTACCAATAAGAATATCACCGTAACGTGTAAATTCACCTTTAGTTACACCATCTTTAATTTGGGCAGACAAATCATTAATAGCTTGTTCAACCATTTTATCTAAAGGAAGTTTAGAAGCTTTAGTTGCTAAAATTTGTCTATATCTATACAGGTTAGCGTCTTTAAACTCTTTATCAGATTTAAATGCAATTGCACCTGATTTAGCATCAGCTCTTTGTTGCACTTGGTCATTTGACTTGAATACGTCGTTATTAAGCCATACGACAATTGCTCTATCTGCAAGCTCAGCTGCTCTTTTTACATTGTAAATACCAGTAGCACCGTAGCCAGAATATCTTTTATCACCACCAACTGCATTATCTGAAGCAGCATTACTAAGTGTTGCAGGCATTTTTCTAGAGTCATGTGTTGCACCTAGGAATTCTTTACCTCTTGTGATTCCAATAATACCTGGTTGAATTTTGCTTTCCCAGTCACTGTCACCGTAAGGGTTTTCCTTTTCGTTATCTGCAATATAGAATACAGCAAATTCATTATCTTTTTGGTACGACTTGTACGCTGTTTGAGGGTCAACATCTCTTAACGCTGCATCTGGTAGTTCGTCTAGTTTGTACTTAGTTAAACCGTAAAATGCTTTAGCTAAACTTTTAATTGAGTTACCGTCAGCACCTCTCATTGTTAAAAGGTTTCTTAACTTAGAAGACTGGAATGCTTCAGTAACTAATTCAGTGCTACCAGTATTAACTTGAGCTTCTTTAATATATGGAGCTTCTTTTTTGTCCCACATATCTTTAGACATTGTGCCAATTGCTTCAACACCAACTGTATTTAGTACTTCATCTTCTTCTTCTGACTTGTACTTGTCCGCAGCTCTTTTGTTACGGAAGGTACCTAAAAGGTGCTTACCCTCTTTATCTTCATACCATACAACAAATGAAGCTTCGTTAACACTATTAGCTTCAAAAACTTTAAATGATTCATATATGAATACAGTGTCTTCTACAACAAAACCTTCTTCTTTTTCTTTTTCCCATAGTTCTTTTGTCATCATACCTACTGTATCAAACTTTTTAATAATCATGTCAATCATCTTTTCAGCAGACTTTCTACCTGTGTGTTCTGAATAGAATTTCTTTTGAACTTCGCCCGTATAAACAATCCAGTTCTCTCTTTTTTCATTAATAATAGTCTCTGCTTCATTAATTGTAATTTGATTAAGGATTCTTCTACCAAACTTAGAAAGTGACACACCGTCTTCTGATACGTTAAAATATTTTGTATTTCTTTTTGACCATCTCTTAGTATCTATTGACATTTCTTTTAAGATGGTGTCGAATTCTTCTTGTGTAATTTTACCGTCAGCAATCGCCTCAAGCATTTTATTTCTAATTCTTGCTGATTTACCCGCTTTAATCGCTGGATAATTTTCAGTATATTTTCTTTTTAGTGTAACGTGTCTTTTGTTTAATGACTCATTAATTACATCAATAATAGTAAGTTCCATACCTTCTGCAACCGCACCCTCCTCATTAAAGAAATCTACAAGGTCTTTAACCGTATCTCTATAAGTGTATTTTTTACCGGATATATGGTCAATACGTTCTGTATTTGCGATATCACCAAAACGTTTGTCTTTTTTAATTTCAATAATTTTAAAAATGTCTTCGCCGATTTTAAATCCTCTACCCACTTTAATATCGCGTGGTTTAAGTGACTCTGTAATAACTGAAGATTCTGCCAGTTCAACGTCCATGTCTTTAATACCTACTGCTGCGTCTAATTCCGCTTCAAGCTTTTTCTTTGAAACTGTTAAAACTTTAAGTTGGTCTACTAGGTCTTCTTTTTCCTGACCTTCTGCTTGTTTCCAATTAGCCACTGTATCTTTCATCATTGCAGTAACTTTAGCCCATTCTTTTTGAATCTTAGCGATTGATTTAGCTTCATTAACTACTGATTCGCGAAACATACCCTGTTTAGGATCTGATTTAATTTTTGTAGTAAACTTGTGTTTCTTCCAATTAAAATCTTCATCTCTTGTTAGCACCGGATATAATGTTTTTCTATCCTCGCCAAAATAAAGGTCAATACCAGCATCTCTACCTGACTTACCGTTCATTTTAGCCATTAACTCGAAATAGTCTTTACCTCCAAAGATACCGTAACCTTCATAGTTTTCTTCATGCCACATGTTTCCTTTATTGTCAAACATGTAAATATCAGTACCTGTCCAAGCACTGATTGCCTTATTATCACCTAAAGTTTTAAACGAGAACATACCTTCGTTTAAAGGCATGCTGTTGTTTATAAAATTGTTAAAAGATTCAAACATTTTGTTATAATTGTATTTTATTATATATTAGAAATAAACTGTTCAAATGTTAAAATAGTTTCAACATTCTCAGCAACTGCCATAGAAGCTTCAAGTCTAGACTTTAATTCGTCATACATTCCATGAATACCCTTTGGCGTTAATTTTTTAAATAGTTTCACGTCACCGTCTAACATGGCATTCCTAACTTGAGTAGCTGAAATATTATTACCAGTTCTTGGAATTTCAAAAAGTTTAAAGTCATCTCTAACGCCTAAATCTTCTCTATAGACTGGTTTATCAACTTGATGTGAATATGTTTTAAGTCTATCACTACCCGTGCCCCATAAAACTGGTTCATACTTAGGTCTCATTGCATTGAACATTGTATCAATACCACCTGTTGGTATAATAAATACATCTTCAATTGGAAGTTCTTTCTTAAGTTTATTAAGCATTTCCATTTGTGTGTCCTCATCGTAAGGACGCTTAAATGCATCTTCCTTCTTTTTCTTCTTAGCCTTAACTAATAGTATTACAACCGGATATCCGTTTTGTTGATGAATTGCTTTAACAACTTTAGCATGACCTAATGTAAACGGTTGAAATCTACCAACAAACATATTAACAAGTTTATTACCATGTTCTGGATAATCTACTTTAAGTGCTTCATTCATTGATGAATTAATTGTATCCATCTTTTTATAAGTATTAAAATCTAACACATCACCTTCTTCTATTTTTGCAGATACGTGGTCGTCAATAGATTTAACAATCTCATTCATTTGATTAACCATATCTTCAGATAAAATATCTGTAGTTTTTGTTCTTTCTCTTCTAAATGAGCTTAATGTAATTTTAAAAAGTTCACTTAAAATTTTATTATCTATAAGTTTAAGAGTTTGTTGATTTTCAATAAATTCAGTATTTAACTTAAACGCATCTTTTTTTGCAAAATCAGCAGTTTCAAAGTTAACCCCAATAAATTTAGTAGCGTGTTCTTTAATATAAGAATTAAATACTTCAGACATAAGCTCTAAAAATCTACGGTCTTTTTTCTCTTTAATTAAACTGTGCTTTTTAAAATCATAATTTGATAAATACTCAATTAAATCAACAATTGTAATCTGGTAAATATCAGATGACTTTCTTTCTGTATTTGATTCATTAACTCTTCTAAAATCTTCAATTTTAAATGGCGTCATTTTTTTACCATCTACAAAAGAAATTATAAGACCGTCAATATCGGTATCTAAACCTTCTTGAAGTGTTGAGTTTCTAACGTTTTTATCAAATATGTTAAATAAATCTTTTGTAAATGAACGAGACTCATATGTTGTTGTAAATTCGCGGTCTGTCATTTCAAGAAGTTTAATTAAAGATTCTTTTTGATCAAATCTTAATTGACCTTCAAATACAACGGGGGGTCTTTGAACCTCTAGTTTATCAGCCCACTTATTAAGTACTTTAGTATCTCTAATAACTTTCTTAACATTTTCTGTTAGTGGATTTAACACTTGAATATGTGTAAGCACTAAATTGTTTTTTGGAAGTAGCGAATATTCAAAGTTGGGTGTTTCACCATCAATTAAATAATCAAAACCAAACTTCCAATCTTTTGGCATCTCTTCTTTAATTTCATTAGACAAACCTTTAAAATGCAAAATTGCAGGTTCGTAAAAACCTACAATCGTTCTATCAATAATATCAATAGGTTGAGTTTGTCCTGATTTATAATAATTATTGTTTAAATCACCAGACTTTACATGAAATGCTGAAGCCGCTAGTTTTTCTACAACATGAACCTTTTGGTTTAATAGTTGCATAAACTGTTCTCTTGGTGTTTCTTTAAAATAATCTCTTAGCTTTTGAAGTGCCATATTAGTTTATCTACCGTATTTAATAATACCTAACAGCTGATTAATCGCTGCAAAAGTACCCGTTAACTTATATATTTTACCATTATATTTGAACACTAAGCCTTCAGTTGGAATAATTGACTCAATACCACCAATTCTATCTAACCTTGCCAGCTCAGCTTCAACCTTAATAATCTGGTCTACTGAACCGCCTTTTTTAATCTTAGCAGCTTCTGTTCTAATTTCATTATGTAGTCTTTGCATTTCTGCATCTGGGGACGCCGCAACAAAGTTCGAAGCGTTCTTAAGTACAATTGAACCAAACTCTAAGAACAAGTCTTCGAACGGTCTAATGTTTTCTTTGTACTTTTTCTTAACGTCTACCTTGTCGTATTTTCTAAGAAACTCCATTTGCTCTGGTGTAATCTGCTTAGCAACCTGTCTCATGTTAAGAGTTTTCTTATCGTCATATGCCCATCTTAATAATAAGCCTTCTTTAATATCTTGTGATAGGTCACCAAAAGACTTTTCAATCTCGTCTCTCCACCACATTTCATGGTATCTTGAAACCTCATCATGGCCAGCTAATTTATATTGTGCTTGAAGAGCATCAATCTTTTTCATAAAGTACGGCAACTTGTCATCAAAGTCTACATCTTTACGAAGCTTAAGTACTTGAGGTGGAATAATGTTGAACACTTTACCTGTTTTTGCATTTACAGCATCAAGTAGCTTAGCAATATCTTTAGCCGATCTTGCACCCATATCACCAATAATATTACCTTCACCATCAGTCTCTTTGATACCGTGGAATTGAATAACATCTCTGTCGTAATTAATAACGTTAGGGTTTTTTGAATAGATAAGCTCCATGTTCATGAAGTTCTTACCGTCGTTAAAGTACTTAATTTGGTCATTAGCTGACAACTTTGTAAGTGTTGACGCTAAGTCTTGGGCTGCGAATGTAAATGTATCTCTAACCAACTCAGATGGATGGTCGGCAAACATTTGAGTAATACCCGCTAGGTCAATAGGGTTTTGCATTTGACCCTTGTTTCTAGCAAACATTACTTTACCATCTTTAACCGTAGCAAATACGTTTTGACCATCAGTCTTTTCTGTTGGCTCTTCATCAAAAGTCATTTCACCTTGGAGACCCGCTGTGATAAACTTTCTAAAGTCATCAAACGTAAGAGACTTATCGTCGAACGGGTGCATCATATGACCAGCTGCGCCACCTTCAAGAATAAGTTCACCTTCAAATAGGTTTTGTGTCTTTTCAAATAAGAACTCTTTATATGTATGAAGCAATTTCATGTTATTTTACTTTAACTTTTGCTAAATACCCTTCGATTTCAGTATATTGAGATCTGAATTTAGTTTCACCAACAACTGTTCCCATTGTAAAAGAAACCATAGTTCCTTCTGGTTTTTTCATTGCAGCTTTATAAGCGTCTCTTGCAGACTGCTCATCATCATAAACACCAATAATACTTTTGTCGGTTGAAGATCCCATTCTAATAGCTCCTTCTAATCTAATAGTTTGACCATTAAAGTCTGCTTTGTTCATAGCCATCACTAAATATTTAGTTTCATCTTTAGCCGGAGCGTCTGATGAGAATTGACCGAATTCAGCAGGACTAGTAAAATAGTAAGAGTTCATTATATTAGATTCATTAACTTCAGAATCGTTAGTTGAATTAAATGATTCTAGCAATCTACGAAATTTAGGAGAACCGTCCATAAAAGAAACTACATATGCCCAAGCTTGTTCATGGTCGAAATCACCATCTGCAACACCTAAAGAGTTCCATATTTTAGCAAGTGCTTTTCCTACCCCAATTTTATCAGCATCGTTCACTCTTCTGTCCATTTGCTTGAATTCACCACCACCATGTTGTAGAGAATAAAATTCATTAACTTCTAGACCTTCAACAAAAAGTGTTTGACCACCTCTATCTTCAACATGAAGTTTAGCCTTTGGATATTCTTTCTGAAGAACATTAAATGCAGCTGGTACTGCTTCTGGGGTATTCACAGCCTCTTGATGAATTACATCGCCATCTTCGATAACAACAATAGTTACTGGATAATCACCGGCTTTAACTGCTTTGTGAATTGTACCTCTTGAAGCTTCATCAATACCGTGGAAGCTTTCGTATAATCTTACTTTTTTCATTTAAATGTTTGTTTTATTTTGACCAAGGGTGGTTTCTTTTAACCATGTCAAATGCATTGATTAGACCAAGTACGTCTCTGTCTTTTTCAGAGTGATGAATTCTACCTTCATCATGAAAGTATTTCCAAAGTGCTTCTGTGGAGCCTTTGCGGTGACCATAATCAACATCATTCTTTTTATCGTATGTAACTATATTATCAGGGTGGAGCTTCTTAAAAGCATCTACAAACTTCTTGTATTCATAACCAACAAGCTCATTGTAAGTTCTAAAGATTCCTGCCTCGTTAATAAAGCTTTCGAATAGTTTTACCCTTTTCATACTTCTAATATACAAAAAAAGAATGACATAAAAAAATATATGTCAAACTTTTTTAAAACTTTTTTATAGTACTTCAATTAAAAATTGAGAACCGTTTTTACCACCGATATTGTACTTAAGGAATTCGCCAGGCCTAACACCCATAATCATGCCGCCACCCCTTTTGATAGTATCCATTTCATCTTTAAAATCAAAGCTCATGTAATCAATTTTATGATAACCTGATGAACTTTTTTGAAGCCTACCCTCAACCTTAGATGTACCATCAAATTCAGTTGTTGTTAGCATAACCCTTTTACCTTCAGCTTTTTTGATAAATTCTGCAAATTCTTTAAGTTTTATATCATCGTATCTAGCCTCATCGACTACATCAGCATCTTCTTTATCTTCTGATTCATTGATTCCTAAAAAATCTTTAGCCATTGCTAAAAGATCAGCATATGTATATTTACCTGACAGTGCGTTTCCTGAAATAGTTCCTTCTTTTTTACCGATAGCATACATTTCAGTATGATCAAAACCAATACCTTCAGTCCAAGGCTTTTTTGGATCAAATCCTAATTCACTTGCTAATGTTTTAGAAAGACTAGTAGCACCTCTAAATTGATCATTATAACGTAATTTGTCGTCGCCGAATGTACTAGCATCTATAGTTTTGTTACTTTCACCTACTAAATCATCAGCAAGTTCTTCATCTTCCTTATCAACAGATTTTACTGGATAAGTTTTACCATCAAATTCAAATTCATCTTTATCGTCAGCAATAGCTTTTAGTCTTGCCGAATTAAACGCTGAACCTTCATTGATTCTTTGCTCTAGATTATTAGCTTCTACAGCTTCACCCATAAATTTAGCAAGTACATCTCTTAGATTTGATGCAGAAGAATTCTTAGGGAATGAATCATCAAAGAACATTGCAACAGCTTCAATAATAGCAAAACCATTATATTTTGCACCTCTAGCGATTTCAGTACCTAGCTCATACACCTTCTCCATCATTAGCTTCTTGCTAATTTGAATTGGCATACCGCCCAGTTCATTTACAAAAACAGTTGGTGCTTGAAAGTTTGCAAAGTTAATAGCTTTACCAACTGACTTAGCTTCTGTATGGAAGTTTGCGTCTATAAGTGCAGCCTTAAGAGCTTCTTTCATTGTCCAAGCAACTGTTTGGTCTGAAACTGTTTTGCTAGCAAATCCAGGGTGTGCCATCATAAACTTATGAATTGCAGCATAACCTTTCATCGCTTCTTTCTGGCTTCTACCTTCTAGTGCTTCAGTGATTAGCGATTCAGTAAGTGATTCCATTACACCGATTGCGATATCGCCAACTTCTCTGTCACCTTTGTCAACATACTTTTTGTTTACAATAGCGATAGGGTATTTTTTCAACCTATAGATTGGCATCATGCCTGTTGAAAAATCGTACTTGATACCTGCATCTTTAAGTGCAATACCAACGTTCATAAAGTTTGATGCATTTTTTACAGCATCTGCAACTTTATCTAGCATCTCGTCGTGCTTGCCTTCAGTAACTATTGATTCAAATGTTGACTCTTTAACAAACTCTTCAGCGTTTTCTTCGTCTTCTTTATCTACATTCTTAACCGGCATTTCTTCGTCGCCAACCTTAAACTCTTCTTCACCTTTAGCAATAGCTTCTGCTCTTGCTGCACCGAAAGCATTACCTTCTTTGGTAAGTTCAGCCATGAATGCGTCTCTATCTTCTTCGTTTAAGTCTGCAACTGATGCCGCATTGTACTTTTGTAAAAGAGCGTTAAACTCAGAAACTGTAGTGTCTCTTTTAGATGCAACTTCTTTTAATCTAGCCTCTTCTCTGATTTCATTTTGTAATTGAGAAAAACTTTTAAATGATTCAATCTTTTTCATTATATTATAATGTTTTATTTTGATAGTATTATATCTTATTGTTATATATCTCCTTCAAATTTAACTTTTTTGACTTTATAACTGAACTTTTCTTGCTTGTATATCTTCTTTCTAGCAACACCATGCCTATATAAATAGTTATGCCATTCATCAAATCGAAGGTCATCAACAAAGTCTATTATATTAACAGAATCTTTAGATTCATGTTGCCTTAAACCCCTACCAATTGACTGTCTAATTATCACTTCAGACTTGAAGGATTCTGTAAAGAAAATGTTATGTATTTTTTTAATAGAAATACCGGTTGAAAAAGTACCATATGATGCAACGATAACAACCTCATCACCGGCTTCCATTTTTGCTTTATACTCTTCACGGATATCTGTATTTGTACCACCGTCAACATAATACACACGCTTATTTGAACGCTGTCTTAATTCTTCATAAAGTCTTTTACCATGTTCAATCCTGTGAAATAGAACCAATGAATTATTTGGTATTCTTGAAATAACTTTAGTAACAAAGTTTAATCTACCCGGCGAGTTAATAACATAATTTTGTTCTAATGGAAAAACATCTTTTGACTCATACCTATTTGTCGCTAATTCCATAAAGGCTTCTTTAGCTGATTCAGGTGCGTAATCCATTTCAATAATATTAACATTACAACCAGCAATGTGACCCTCCTTTTGAAGGAATGCGGCTTTAATCTCAGTAATCAGAGGACCAGTCTGTGACATTAGTGTTAACTTATCTAATGAATTTTCTTTAGGTATTGTACCCGATAACCCATATTTATATGTAGCATGTCTACACTTCTGTAAGATTGTTTTAATTGAATTTGATTTAGCTTTATGTGTCTCATCAACAATTACAGCTTCAAAATCATCAAAGAATTCTTTAGGTTTTTTAACAAGTGATTGATATGTACCAATAACAATATTACGGTTTTCTTTAATCTTTTGACCAGAATATATTTGTTGAATAAGAATCTTAACTCTATTTTCATGATTGTATTCACTAAAGTCCTCAGACGCCTGAACAACAAGTGATACGTTAGGTACAATAAATAGAATCTTCTTAGCCTTCTCTTTTTCAAGCATGTAAGCAACTGTTAAAAATGAAATAAGTGTTTTACCAGCAGATGTTGCTAATTCAGAAAGCGACCTCCTAAACTTTAAAATATTATAAGCCGCTTCAATTTGATAGTCCCTTGGTTTAATACCATCAGGATGCCCCTCAAAAAACTCATTAGCCCATTCTTCAAAACCCTCCGCTGAAATATTCTTATCAAAAAGTCTAGTAACACCGTGAATTTTTATATCGAATTTATATTGTTTACAGACCTTCGTGACCTCCTGCCATAAACCAGCAGGGATCCATTTATCATCTTTTACATAAGAAACATAGCCGTCCCATATCCCTTTTTTAACCAAAGGATTGAACCGCCATGCGTCTATTCTTCTTGTAAGCGAAATGTTTAACTGTTCTAATTCTAGTTCAGTGGCAACATCGATTCTTAAAAACTGATTATCTTCAGTTAACGTTAGCTCCATTCATAAATGAAACTTTTTTATTCTCGTTACAGCCCCTGTAATTGCAGCTTATTACGAACGGCCCAGCTCATATTATCCAGAGTCTTTACCGATTCACGCAAAAAATCCATCTGCGTAGTCAACAAACCTAAAATCATATTATCGTCTGACATATCAGCTTTTAAAAATGATTCCTTTTGTTTGTCTGTTAATTTATAATCGTACTCAAAATACTTGATGTACGAGTTTTTGTAAGTTTTTGACAGCTTACCCTCCTGTTGTTTAATCTTAATGTTAAGTTGTGCAATCTGCTCAATAATAATCTGTCTATAAGACGGAATCTCTACCATTGCCTGATTCAACATATCAACCTCTTTAAAACATTTAGCCAGTTCACGAATCTTTTGGGTCCACTCTTGACGTTGCTCGTTTAAATAAGCATCTATCTTTATAACTTTATTTTCAGTTGACATTAAAACAATTGGGATTTATTGTTGGATTTTGGAATCCACTTATTAGCTGTTAATTTCTTTTTCATTTTTGGCTTATCAAGTTTAAACTCCTTGCTATTGTATTGTGTATCAAGTCCTTCAAATTCTATAAGCATCTTTAAATTTTTATGTCTTTTACTTTCTTGGTAAAATTCATCAAATTCTTCTTCAATCATTAGTTCAAAATCAATCATATGTACAAAGCATCTAATTTAGAGTTTGTAAAATAATTGCCTATATTTTTTAGGGCTGGTGACTTAAGTTCATAGCATTTCATAACTAAATCATTCAAGTCTTTTATGTCCTCTACATATATATTCAGTCCATTTTCCTTCATAAATTTAGACCACATAAATACAGATTTGCCCCTCTTTAATTTCTCAATCATCTTCTTTTTACCAGTCTCATCATTATCAAACATGTATCTGGTGGTCGGAATCTCATCAAGCTCTGTAGTTGAACGGCCCGCTGTTGCTAATGCCATTGAATTTGACATAAACATTGCATCAAGTGGCCCTTCAAATAAAGTTACCGGTCGTGTCATATCAACTCTCATAATATTAAAGAGTGTTGACATCTTATTAACCGATATTAATTCATCGCCTTCAAATGGGAACTCGCGGTTCATTTCACCATAGAGTTTACCCATGTCGTAAGTTAAGTATCTTGATTTATACTTACCAAGCTTTCTACTTTGACAACCCATTATTTTACCATCGGGTGTTTTATTTAGAATCCAAAGATTCTGACCAAACGGCGAATAAAGAAATTCATCAGATTTATTGTGAAGCGCCCGACCCTTCAAATAGAACCAGGCAAAATCACCAACTTCAATTGATTGTGCACCAAAATGTTTTTTAAAATCTGCAACTGAAATCGCGGCTTCATGTGCTTTCACATAAATACCGTGCTTCATTGTTTCAATCTCTTTTACTTCAGTCTTACGGTTTTTAATGTATTCAATAACAGTAATTGAATCATCTCCGTGACGTAAACGTAAATCGTGGTCTCTTAATAATTTATTAAGGTCACCATGCTCACTACAATTGTAACAATGAAATTGAAGAGTATCCCAATAAAGGTTACATCTTTTGGCTAAAACATCTTTAGTAGAATCACCACAATAAGGACATGCCAAAGTAATTCTACCAGGCATATCTTTTATCATTTGCTTAGAAGGGTGACCATGCTCACGCACAGCCACCTCTTTTACTAAGCTTTTAATTTTACTTTTAAGTTCCTCGGTAAGATTAGATATCGAGGCCATCTAGAAATGAGTCAAGGTCATCATCACTACTTACAGTTTCCGTACTCCCACTAGGTGTTGCGTTAACATTATCTAAATCAAATGATTCAGTTGTTGCTGCTGGAGCTGCCGCTTTTGGTGCAGGTGTTGAAACCTTAGCCATTGGGCGACCTGGATTTGAGATGTACTGACCTAAAACCTGGTTTACAAAATCGCGTTGCGCGTCGTCCCATGGTTTGTACTCATATACTGACAATGAAGGTGCAGTATCTAGTTCAGTTTTGATAGCTTGCATTGAATCAGGCGTACGCTCTGCTGGTGAATCACCAATCATAACCGCTGAAGTTGAAGCTGAAAACTTTGATTTATCGTAGTTGTTGTACTCACCTTGACGTGTGATAATCAACTCGAAGTTTTTACCCTCAAACAAGTCAAACACTTGTGTTGGGTCACCAAATGCTGGTGAAAGTTCTTCGTCGATTTTCTCTTTGATTTTATAACCAAATTTGAAAATCATGTACTGGCCTTCCATTGAAGGATTTTGAGGGTCTTTGATAATTTTAATCAAAGAGTAGTATTGTTCACGACGCTTAAGCTTATCACTCATCTTACGGTCAACTGCTGAATCAGACTTACGTAGACGGAAGAATGCGTCTTGAATAGGACACGCTTCACCAACTGAGGTTGGAGAATCAATTAGTCTACCTGAACCTGAAGGGTCGGTTAACCAGTGTACATACTTACGTACTAATGATTTGCGTGGGTTTTCTGGATTTGGTACGAAGCGAATAAGTGCTTTGTAAGTACCATCTTTACCATCATCTGCCGATGGTTTGTAGATTACATCATTTGTGTTTGATGCTGCTGCTTTGTGAGTTTCAACGTCGTTGACGCTCAAATTGAAAATGTCAAAATCTGCCATGTTTTCTTTAATAATTCTTTAATTTGTTAAACTTTAAATACTGTTAATTACCTAATTAACTTCTATTATATACCTATTTTTAAAAAGGTTTCAAAAATAGTTTGTCTTATAGAAAAGTATAAACTGTTCCAACTGTATCAATCCATTCATTATCTGATTGTACGGTTAGTCCTGCCTTTTCTAGAAATAGATTTCCCTCCTCTTTAGTTATCTTATTAAGATTAACCATTGATTCAACAATTCTACTTAGCTCCATTAATTGACTTGGTGTTAGTCCTTCTCTTTTCATACATATTATATAAAACTATTTGTTTTTGTTTCATAATAACATACTACTTTATTATTTTTAAATATTTTTAACCATAAATGAAACAAAACCCCCAATACCTTCATATAAGTTATGGTTTTATGCCTGAGGGTAAAATACAATTTAAAGTGACCTTACATAAGACATGATAAAATAAGCATCAACAAGGTCATCTAAGGGTTTCATAATCTTTTTATCTTCTTTGAATTCTTGACAAAAGTTCCAAAGACCCGACTCACGATTAGACTCATCATTTATGTAAACATCCCACATTTGCATCTTACTCATATTACCTTTACCAGCATGTTTCTTTATTGTTGTAGGGGCGTAAACTTCAAGTACAGTAACATTAAAACGATCAATCAAATAAGATTTCAAGATTGAAGATGCTGAAGCTAAATCAATAAGTGAGTTTGTACCAAATCTTGAGGTCCCGTAAGAAGAACCTTCAAAATAGATTTTATATTCTTCATCTGTATTCGTATGTTCTGCAATTAAATTGCATATACCTTCAGCAATTGCACGATGTCTAAGGACTCGAGTCATTTCTTGCTTATCAACATTAGGCTCAGGTTGATTTACTAAAGTAACATCATTAAGAAGATTCATCTCCTCTTGTAAACCTTGTTGTTTCTTTGTTCCGGATTTAGGTTTAATATAAGAAATATAATAAGGCTGGCCCTCTTTTAAAATACAGATACCCGGTGAGTTGATCGAATAATCGATTGCTATTAAATTCAAATTAAAGTTTTTTACCCAGTGAAGCACCTAACGCAGCACCTACTAATCTAGAAGTTAATAAATCATAGAACACGCCTTTTTCAATACCCAGTACTTTAGCGACAATCTTACCAACTGATTTACCTAAAGCAAACCCTGTAAGACCACCTATAATAGAACCTAATAAACCTTCATTAGTAATTTCATTGTTAAGTTTATCAATATTGTAAGTACCATCTTCATTTGTATACTCTATTAAAAAAGCATCAACAGCTTCATCAATTCTTTCTTCAAGCTCTGGTGTCCACTCTTGATTTAAAGATTCGTTAATAGCATTGATATCAGCCTCTGTGACATTTTGCTCTTCTAAGTATGTTAAAAATGTTTTCATATTGTATATATCAGTCTATTTCATTTATCAGATTAAACTTATTATAAAAGAAAGAAATATCAATTGTTGAAAAGTCTGCTACGTTTTCAGCCATGTTTAAATCAAGTTCTGAAATAGAATTCATAATTGGTTTTTCAAAAACAACGGACATTACGTGAATACCCTCAGCATCTAACAATTGTAATTTTAAATCATCAACAAAAGGTTTAGTATTATCTTTATTATAATGATATAGTAAAGTGTCTGTTAAAATCCAATAATTTATAAAGCCATCGAGTAACTGCATTTTAATTGTTAATTCTCTATTAACTAAATTTTGTATTGGTATATAACCTCTAGTAAATTTAGTTGTACCATCATTAAAATTTTGTTCAGATGGTGTAAAAGAAACACCTGGTATATTAATGCCTTGAATCGTATAGTTAATAAAATCTATAGGTTCTTCAATAATGTTACCCGGCATTCTATTAAGGTATGGCTTATATTTGTCAGCAACCTCTTTAGGTATAAAATTCTTAGGAAACTTAAAATTAAATAAATTACTTCTACTGTTTAGTATCATATCAATTTAATTATCTAGGTCCAACCATATTTATTCTACCTAAACCACTTTTTAAATTAGTTCTAGAACTTCCAGGTTCTTGCTTATTTTTGACCACTGTAGTTATACTATTATCTGCAACTTCAGTTACTATTCTTTTTATTACCTTAATAGTATTATTACCTATGATATCATATGTACCATGGTGTATAAGCGTTTTATCAGTGCCATTATAAATAGACAACATATAAACCCTGTCATCTTCTTTTGCAATTGAATTCATTGCACTTTCATCAATTCTAAACATAATTTCACCTTCAGCTAATTCAACGTTAGCATAGTTAAGTGAGTTTTCAATTTGAATATTACCAAAATTTAATAATACACGTTGAACTGATTCTAGACCAATGTTTAAATAATCATCACCATCTTTTTTGGCAATCTTAAATTTAAGATAATTATCAAATGGTGATAGTGTTAAACTGCTTTCGCCGTCCGCAAAGAACGTTATTTCAGAATTATCAACAGCTTCATTATCAACAATATTTACACTAGTTGAACCTGTAACAATATTTGTTCTTTCAATAAATGAAGGTACAAATCTAGTTTGGTTATTTGGAAGTGTTGACATGTTTTGAATAATCTGATTATTCTCTAGTACATTAGGCAACGTATTATAAACCTTAAGTATTTGATTACTTGCAGGTAGATTAATATTTCTTAAACGCTTACCATACTTTCCAACATTGTATGATGTATATGATGCCTTTTTAACAATTTGAGTATTATTGGTCTCGTTGTATATTCTAATAGATAAGTCAATATTGTATGCGGTTGCTGTTGCTGAATTTGTAATGACTGGTCTAAATGGAATTGCTTGGTCAAAATTACTGTTTTTTGACATTGACATTTCATAAGACTTATTAAAGAACGTTTGAATTTGTTCATAAACAACAATGTCATAAAATACTGTAATATCATCACTTGATGTTTGTAGTCTATTTGTTATGTAAGTATCGAAGGAAACTATTGAACCATCTTTAGTTGCAAATAGATTAAAGAAGTCACCATCAGGTGCCTCTTCAATAACAGCTGCGATATCTTGATATTCATCCTCACGTGGAACTGTAATCTGAACTTCTTCTGCTGT